GGCGGCATTGCAATCCCCGCTCTAGCATCCACTTTTTGGCGGGTTAACGTGAATGGGGTGGCTTATGGTGTCCCGTGTTTTGCTTTATAAGCGTGTTCAATGGTATATGTCTTGCATAGGAGATTTTGACAATGGCCGCAAATAAAATTCTCAACTGTCCTGATGCGTACTTGAGTACGTTATCGCTGACGACTATGGGGTTCAATTTGTTGAACTCTACAGTCACGACGTTGACGCCGGGGGGTGTCGGTTTCACGGGCACTCAACCCTACATCATTTTGAAGCATTTGCGCATCACCAATAACCTGGCGACTTCCGCAGTGTCCTGCACGCTCTACAAGAGCAGCATTCTCTCCAGCGTCGGCAACAGCATCTTCGCGTTTAGCAGCGTGTCGGTGCCCGCTAACTCTTATCTTGATTGGTACGGGCAAGCGCGCTTCGATACGGCCGATTATTTAAGCGGTATTGCCAGCCTCGCGCAGTCCGTCATCATTAACATGGATGGGGAGATAGGGCTGTCATGAGTAAGATCTACGTAGCAGAATATCCAGGGTTAGCGACTACCGATCAAAGCGATTCGGTTGCTATTTTAGCGTTGCCGCCTACGGCCGAATACACGGTCATCGTGTCAGCAGGATCGAGCGGCGCAGCGCAGCCGATTCAATCAACGACTAAGTTCGTTGAAATCAGCACTGATACCACGTGCTCTATTGCTATAGGGCCCACGGCGAGCGGGTCGGCGGGGTTGAGCAATCAACGATTGCAAACCAACGAGCGTGTCATTCGGCGCGTACCTTTTCAGCAGCAATCCACCGGCCCCGGCGTTTACGGCACGCTGACGACCGCCTACAGCATCTTCACCACGGCGAACGTGTAATTATGGTACTCAGCGATATTGTATCGGGGATTCTAAAGCCCATCAGTGATGTGATTGATCATGTGACCGTGAGTGGCGAAGATAAGGTCAAACTGCAACTCGCGCAGCTTCAGGCAGGGATGGCGGCAGCGACTGCAACTCAAGGCTACGAAGCGCAGCTCCTGGACGGGCAACAGAAGGTGATTGCTGCGGAGGCGACATCGGGTAATTGGCTGACGTCGTCCTGGCGGCCGATTACAATGCTGACGTTTCTGTTTTTAGTGGTATGCGATTCTTTTGGATGGCTACATTCCCCTCTTGCGCCTCAAGCGTGGACTTTGTTACAAGTCGGCATTGGGGGCTACACCGTAGGACGTTCGGTCGAGAAGGTTGCGCTTCCCATCGTCAAAGCCCTCGCGAAGTAAGCGGGGTCCTACGTGACTATCGGACAAGAGAGGAGTGTTTATAGCGTGGAAGACCCGCAGACTGGGTTTCAAGTTTTTCACACCACATGGACGGCGATCATAACCGTAGCAGGTGCTATTGTGGCATTCTTCACCAAGCGAACCTTTGCTCAACTGGACGCTAAAGCCGATAAGTGCGATGTAGACGATTTGAAGAGAGACATCAAGGATTTCATTGAGCGCCAAGATAGAAACCACGAAAGCAATACCAAGCGCCTCGATCAAATCATATTGCATATCGGCACGAACGGAAACGGCAAGCCATGAATACCTTGAGTTCCACAGGCGAGGCGCTGATCAAATCGTTTGAGGAATTGCGCCTGGTTGCTTATCCTGACTCAAAAGGCATACCCACCATTGGTTGGGGCCACACAAAGGGCGTCAAGTTAGGTGATACGTGTACGCCAGAGCAAGCTGAAATCTGGTTCCAGGAAGATTCTCAAGCCGCCGTAGATGGCGTCGATGCATCGATCACAACCAATGTTACCCAAAACCAATTTGATGCCCTCGTGAGCTTCACGTTCAATGTGGGCGTAGGTGCTGAAGGTCACTCAACCCTGGCGCAGCTCATCAACGCGCGGGATTTTGCCGGCGCTGCCGCGCAGTTCCCGCGCTGGGATCACATCGACGGAGTTCCTAATGCAGGGCTCTTGCGACGACGACAAGCAGAACAGGCTTTATTTTTATCTTAAAAGGAGATTTGATCATGGCGACTCAATTTACTTGGGCCGATCCCACCACGAGTGTGGACGGTTCACCACTAGTTCCCGGCGAAGTCACGGGCTACACCATCGGAGTGCGTTCAACGACTGCCGCAGGTTCCGCAGCCGGCACCTACTCTGCGTTGACCAGCATCATCGATCCTGCGGCAACCAGCGAAGCGATTAGCGCGTTGTCTACGGTGTTGAAACCCGATAGCTATGCGGCTGCGATCCGCTCAGACGGCCTAGTGGTGAGTGCATGGAGCACAGAAACGATGTTTGCGATTGCCGCGCCTCCGCTGCCTGTGCCGAACCCGCCTTCAAATTTTTCTGCAGTCTAATCCGTTGGGTTAGACGGTGGCTGCCACGAGAGTGCAGAATTTGCCGATGGTGCGGAGTGTAAAGAGCTATCGAGAAGCGTATCAGCGTTTTAAAGCGGGGTATTGGCGCCATTTGCTACGAAAGCATGATGGTAATGTCACTGCAACCGCTCGGACGGCGAAGGTAAGCCGCACCTGGCTGCATAAGGAAATGGTGAAGCTCAAACTGAAAAACCCCTGTGGCACCCGATGGGGCGGCCACAGGGGCGATTGGGGGGACCTTCAGAACTGATCGCCGAGCGGCTTGTTTTTCTTGGGCGCTTTTCGCTCAGGCAAATTCTTGCTGGCGGGGCCAGCGGCAACAAAATCTTTGCCGACTGATTGGGGGATACCCAAGGTGCTTTTGCCGGCAGCGGCGGCATACATGGCCCGACGCTGCGCATCGCTTTCTATAGGCATCCGTATTTCTCCGTTGCCTCTTGTTCATCCGGCCGCAGCTCGCGGGAGGCATCGCCGCGAATCAACCGCTGCGGGGTCTCAGCAACCACTACCCAGGGATAGGTATAGGTTAAAGGCGCATTGGATAACTGGGGAAGTGATTGGTGGCAATCTTCAATCAGATAGACACCGCGCGTATGTGGCCATAGCGTTTCAAAGCTCGCTAGTTGGTCTTGGAGCCGATGCGAGCCGTCATCGATTACGATGTCAAACGTGCCCAGGGATTTTAGCAGCGCAACATCCGACTGGTTACCCGTTCTCACCTCGATTCGATCTTCCTCATAGGTTTTGCAATGGGGGTCGATATCTAAGCCCACAATCCTCGCATCAGTGCCGAAGTACCTTTTCCATATCTGGAGCGAGCCTCCGTGATCCACCCCGATTTCTAGCACCCGAATCCGCTTGCCGCGGAAACGGTCAAAATGTCGATCGTAGATCTCGAAATAGTGATACCACTTATCGACACGGCGGCCAACATGGTGTTTGAAATGGTATTCAAAGTTCATTTAGAACTGATCGCCCAATTGCTGGTTTATGACCGCCTTACGCTGCGTAATGGCTTTGGGGGCGAATGCCTGTGCTAAAGCGGCGATGAGCGCTTGGATCGCGCCTGCGGCTTGTGGCGCCGCCGTAGGCCCTGGCGCAGCCGGAGGCGGGGGAGCGGAAGGGCTGGCGGCCGGCGAAAAAGCGCTCATGGTCGGGGGCGCTACCTGGATCGTTCCATCAGGATTGACTTGCGGCATTAGAATCTATCCCTCGCGTTTTGGACTTATGGCCATGGTCGGATCTTAGGCTACGGTGCAGCTCACGGCAAGCCTGACAGCGCCGCTCCCCGCCGGGGGTTAGGTAGAGATTCTTACCCGCCAGCTCATGGCCGCGTTTGCAGTGGCTGATTCTCTTCCGGCCGGGGCAGCCTTTGGCCGGGTTGTGGTAGCGATTGCATTGGGCGCATTTAGCTGGCGCTAGCGCCCCGCGTACGGGCGCCAGGGACACGATAGGGATATTCATCGGCGGCGCTTTAATAAGTAGGCTCTTGCCGCCATCAACAGTTTCGGCGTATCACGGAAAGCACCTAACCCGGCGTTACAGTGGTGGCAAAGCACGTCGCGTCTGCGTCCACTCAGATGACAGTGATCAGCATGAACTTGCTTTTGTGGTAGTGATCGCAGGTCTATATTGCAAATTGCACAGCGGAACTTTTGCACTTTAAGTGCGATATTAAATTGCTGGAGCGTCCACCCTTTTCTACGTAGGTTTATGTCTCTTATCTTTTCGGGGTTCGCCGCTCGCCATGCGGTATTTCTGGCGGTAATTTTTTCTATATTGCGCACTCTGTAATTTGCGCGCAATAATCGCTCTTTCTCTGGGTTTGCTAAAGCCCAACGTCGTCTTGCTACATTTCCGCGTTCTCTATGCGCTGCAGCCCATTCGCGTCTATACTTTTTTCGTGCTTCGCTTTCAGCCATGACGTTTCATAGCTCGCAATAAAGCGTCCTGAACGCTACGGTGGTTCTCGTGCGCATCAAGCACATCTTCATCCAAGGTATCCTCTGCGATCAGGTTATGAATCGCAACTTCGCGATGCAACCCCGCGTTGAACTGTCTCATGGGTCCGATCCGTTCTAAAAACTGCATGGTTTCAGAAAGTTTCCAAACGTGGCCCAGGCGCACGAGTTGATTGGTGACGTACTGGAGGCCATCAATGCCGTGACCCATCGATCCAGGATGAGCAACACCCAAATCAGCATCGCCAGCCTTAAAAGCAGCCAGCCCTCGGGGCGTTGAAATATCAACCGAGCGGCGGAAAGCTTTGAGGATACGAGCCTTATCGCTCTTGTACGAATATTGGACCAAGAGCGGCATGCCGCCGGATTCTGAGACACAGGATTCGAGCACATCCAGTTTCGCACGGTGGATTTCCTCCCAAGCCGGATAGTCGGTGTACATGGCGCCATTGGCGAGCTGCAAACATTTGTTGGTCAATCCTGCAGCCGTCAGCGCATTGATTTTAGCGCCGCTCTCAAGTTCTATAAACATTTCTTTTTCGAGCTTTTGGTAGAGGGTGCGGGCGCGTGGTGGGAGATGAACTTTGATGTTGTTGATGCGGGGTTTTTTAAGGTCGTAGTAGTCTGCGGGGTCCACGGTGAGACAGATATCAGCCAGAGCCGTATGAATTTCTCGTTCTGCGAATGGCAAAGGTTCAATACCTTGTCCACTCCAACGAAGTCTAAACCAACGGTCCTTAAAAGCTGTAAAAGTCCTTCCCAGCCTTTCACCTCGGTCCAGAAACCAGGTGCTACCCCAAAGATCTTTGAGACCGGCAGGCGCAGGTGTACCGCCCATGTTAATCCACCGATCTGTGAGGTTATGCGCAACTCTTCCGATAGCGTGGGCGCGTTTACCGCTGGCTCCACTCTTGTCACTACGAAGGTTTGTTCCATGTGATTTCTCCCGAAACCCTTTGAGCCGTTCTAGCTCATCAGCGATGACCGTTTTATAGGGCCACTTCGCCATCCAGTATTCGACAAGCCAAGGTAGTAGCTCATAGCTGATTGTATAGACATGCGCGGGGATCTTGAGCTTTTTAAGGCGTTCTTCCGGCGTGCCGCAGAGGGGTATAACAACGATGTCTTGAAACTGCGTCCATTTGTCGCGCTCGTCTATCCAAGTATCTTTGGCTACCCGCGCAGGGCCAATAACTAATGCGGGGTGCTTTAAATCCAATTCGTCCAGCATCATCATGATGTCGATTACGAAAAAAGCAGCAGACGTTTTCCCTGTCCCCATGCCTGCAAACAGCCCGCATCGGGGGGTGGATCGAATGAAGTTCACCATAGGAAGCTGTATGGGCCGAAGCGTCAATAGTTCAGCCATAGACGCCGCGATCGTAGAGCGCAAAAAAGTGATCAACTTGGGGAATAGTCCAGAGCACTAACACAATGTGGCCCAAAGCTCGCAAATCGTTGTGGTATTCCTCTTGCCACTTTTTAAGGACGCCATTTTTAGCTTTAGTCTCCACGTAGATTACTAATGCTTCTGGAAAGCGGCACTCACGATCGGGGGCGCCGCGCCGGCCTTTATCCACCATTTTTGCCGGCCATCCTTTGCGTTCGATTACACCGGCCACTAAATAGTCTTCAACGGTAGCTTCCGGCTTACCCATGCTTCTCTGCGGCATCAGAGGTAGAGCCTAAATCGGCAAGAAACTGTCGCAGCGCCCGATATGGGCAGTCAGTTGCGTGGTGGCCTATATCCCGACTTTTGATTGCACAATTGCAGCCAGCGGGATGCACTAGCGTTGGATCATCCAGCAGTTTCTCGATGATTTCGAGCCGCCGATATATATCGGATGACAGAACATAAATGCCATCAGGGCCGACCAGGCGATTTCCGTCATTGTCGAAATCGTAGTGTTTAAGTGTCATTTGTCTATCTTCCGTGCTTTTATCGTCATGTTTAGCGGACGCGTCGATGCCATAAGCACATTCAAGCTCGCGGATTCGATCTACCAGCCATTTACGGTCTGCACGAAGATATTCAACTTCGGTTGGAAGTCCTGTAAGACCATAATTTTCTTCGGGTCTCTTACCCATGCTCTGTTCCCCCGCTGTTCGTGGATGCGACCGCGACAGCGCATCGGCAATGCGGGCACGCGTCGGGGTAAACCGCGATCCGCCCAGTCGCCATTTCGTTCAGGCAGCCTAGCGCCTTATCGACCCGCTCCATCCACCAATTGACGGAATAGACGCCGTTATGCCGGTTCAAACCGAGGGAGTCAGCCGCTCTTGTGGCTTTCTCAAACAGCGCCCTCTCGTCAAAATTGTGATCGTTCCACACGAGGGCACACCATAGGATGTCGCGTACCGCTGGCGCTATCTCGCGTAATAGCCCTTCCAATTCCTGTTCACGGCTCATGGCTCTGTTCCTGTGTCGGCAGGATACAGCGCCGCACGAGCTTCCTTCGTGCAGAAGCAATCAATCGATGCGTGGCGGCAGTTCGTATAGATTTTGAGGACCGCTTCAAGATCGCGACAACGTGCGGCGTAGGTTCTCGCTGTCCGCTGCATATAATCGACTTCTTCCTGGAGCGATTCGACAACCTCCTCATCGGTCGCCCCGCAGTCGCTGAATCTCTCACGCGCCATGCTTTTCTCCTGTTTCAACAGTGCTGACGCCATCGGGCGCGTAGCAGATAACTCGATACCAACCATCGGCGGACGGCAGTTCCACCATGTCCGCGCATGCCTGGCACGGAAGGTCAACTGGTATGGCGTGAATGCAACGCGTCGGCTCGGTCATTTGGCTGCTCCTGGATTAGACTGTGGCATCAACCAAACCTGTTGCGGCAATGGCAGATTGAGTTTCAAGATCAGTCATCGCCGGTACCAAAGAGTATCATCTTACCTATAAGGATAGCAAGTGCTAATACCAGAATAATCACTATGACGATTCTCATGGGTATCTCCTATTTCGAGTACCTATAGCTAACCTTCCCTTTAGCAGCCATGGGCATACCGTCTGCCCATAAACTTGATTCCACCAGCAGCTTGCTAAGCTCTTTATCGTTGTACCTGTCCTCATCTGGTGGCTCAGTAATCGCTTCATCATGCACGCTGAGAACCGGATTGTACCCCGCCTCATCGGCAGCCAACAATCCGTCCATGATGATATCGGCACAGCCGCCTTGGCAGACGTTTTCTGCATCCTTGCCGCTGTATGTAGTGATGCGCTCCCATTGCTTGGTGTAAGGGTTGACGCCTATGAAAGATCGCGAAGTATATCGGCCGTCAGACCGAATTCGGGGTGCGGGATAATTGAGGTAGCGCCCACTTGGTAGCTTAATACGGAGCCAATTTCCAACGCGATCAACGGTAATTCGCTCGCCGGCTTTGAATCGTTTGCCGGGATTTCGGATGGCGGATTTAACGGCATTGTCTAACGCTTCCCAGAAAGCGACGACCATGGGGTGCGCCGCGCGCCACATGAGTACAAGGGACTGGCAGACCACCCATACCCGTTCTTCCAATCCGTAGGTGCGGCGACGTTTGATGGCTTTGAGCCAGAGCCGTTGCGCTTCACGCTTAACGTCAAGCGGTATGGTGCTCCAGGCCGTAACGGCAAGTTCTTCGAGACGCAGGCCATATGTCTCTGCCATCGCACAGAAGGCGCCGACACCCCCATAGTACTGAAGCGCCAGCTCCATGACCTTACCGACTTGTCGGCGCCAGTCACCTTCGTCTGCGATGTCATCGGGATCGATGTTGAATGGTCGAGCATACGCTACCTTGTATAAGTCGGGCCCTTCTTTGCGATCATACGCTTCGTAGGCGGCGATTTTCCAGTCCTCGCCCGCAATCCATGCCATGAACCGGCCTTCAATGTTCGCAAGGTCTGCGGTGACCAAACGACGTCCCTTGGGGGCGATGATGAGACCACGCAAAGCGCTTGACGCAAGGCCGAGAACATCGTCTGGGGCGTAGTCGTCAATGGTGCCATTCTGAAAGCATTTGATCGCATGGGCTATGTCCCACGGCTCGTGCTTAGGGCGCGGTAGATTTTGTGGCTGAATAGTACGCCCCGCCCAACGACCAGTGCGCATAGCACCACAAAACACCAGAAGATTATACAGGCGACCACGAACATGCTGATTGAGTACCCGTTGATATTTTGCAGTACTGGCTTTACTCGCTTTCTGGCGGATGCGCAATAGCTCTTTAATGTGTTCAGGCAGGGATTCATCTTCTAGTCTCCGTTCAACGGTGTCGGCAGTTAGATCGGGTAGATGTACGCCGAAGTCGGCCATATACGCTAGCAGCCGTTTCACCTGGGTGGTGGCTTCTAGCGCACTCTCGTCGCCCTCTAGGCCACTGGCTTGGATCTTGGAGAGCTTGGCTGTCTGCCGGGCGAGACGCGCCTTGGCGCGTGTGGTGGCCTCTACGGCGCCTTCCGCGAGCTGGATGTCCATGGCGACGCCACGATGATTCATCCGGAAGTCCAGGGCCCAAATCGCCCACATGCGGGGTGTGGCGTTCCACTTCGGGATCTTGCGCCAGATGTAGCGCATCGCTTCCACATCCCGGCCCCCGTATCGGAGAAATTGGGCCCATTCCTTGGGATGTGTCTCAGGGGTATTGTAGTTTCCAGCTTTGTTTGGTTTCCAAAACGTTTCGCCAATATCTTTACCTTTGAGCTTGGCAAAACGGGCGGGCACCTTGAAGATCGTACAGAGCTTGTCGAGACCGCCTGGCAGCCCGTGCATGCGCGCGAGCGCAGCGGTGCAGCGCCATTTAGCTTCAGGTATATCGAGCGTCTTGGTGGCTTCCACCATCGTACGGTCGAACTCTGCTTGGTGCGCCCATACTTCATCCGCGCGTTCGATTTCAATTTTGAGCTTGACTAGCTGAAGCTCGCGGCGTACCGCATTTTTGCGGCTTAGCATATCGATGATGACCACGGGGCCGTTGTTCACGGCGTACTGCAACATGGTCATTTCGACAGCAGTTGCGTACTTCACATTTCCTTGTCGGATCGGAACCCGGCTGCGGGTTTCGCAGTCCAAAAACAATCTACGCAAGAGTTTTCGGCTTTATAACTGTGATGCCTCTATAGGTTATATCTTTGGCATCACGAAGACCGGTTATAAATTGGTGTTGCGTTTGTTCTTCTACGTCTTTTATCAGCGATTGCCATTCATCTTCGCTTGCCAAATAGGCGACACCCGTTGTTGGCAGTTGATTAATCTCAAGCGCTCGCACTATAAGGTGCAATCGCCAGGACAGCTTTGAGTGTTGATCCATTAACTGGTCACCTCTTCAGCCCGTAACCCCGCGTCAGATTCTTCGGTCCATTTCTCAATCGGCGAGTACAGCGAGTTCCAAGTTTCAAACATTGGCCTAGCGCCGGGCTCTAGGATTTGAACGACGGGGCTAGTAAAAACCCAATCGCCATTATCCGCGCGATTAAGTTTTGGATGATTGACGGTAACGCAATGCGCCGACTGCCCCACTACGCAATAGTCAATCGCCGAGTAGAAAACGATTTGTTTCATAGCGTAATCGTCGTCACGCCATTAGAACTGTACACGGATTGAATCGTTCTGATTGCACTATCGCCGGCTAGCGAACTCTCTTTAACAACGAATTGTTTTTGCGGCGCCAATTCTTTAACCCGTTCTTTTAGCGCTGCTACTTCTTCGTTCGCGGCATTAAGAGATACCTGCAAATACTCCGCTTGCTTCGCCGCCAATTGCGTGTGAACTTTTACTAATTCGGCTAATAGCCAGTCGCGTGTTTTCATTGCAGTAACTGAATAAGGTTATCGTGTTTGCCTTCTTTGGCCTGCTCCACAATCCGCGCGCCAATCATGTAGATCGCGAAGGCCGCGCCTAAAGCCGTAGCTCCATCTTTCGGGTTGTCCTTTTGCAAGCCAACGAATACCTTCTCGATCGCTGCCGCCGCTTTCTTGGCGCGGCCACGAGCTGACGGCGGCAAGCCGCGCAGGAGTTCTTTCAGCGTCTCGCAATTTTCATCAATGTTGGAACTAAACATGGAGGCTCCTATCAGCCCATTTCCCCACGCGCCGCTGCGGATTTCTACCGCGATGCTGGTCAACAAGCCATCGGCGCGTGGGGCGGGACTCGGTTTAGCCCATCTCCCGCGCGTCTCGGGCTTTCGACCGTACAACGATTTCAGACGCGCGGGCGGGACTCGTTGCTAACCCATCAACGGATCGGTCTCGCCTTCCTCTTCTTCGGCTGGCGCATCAATCTCATCGAACTCGTCTTCATCAGCCGGCGGTCCGCCGCCGCCAAAGGCTTCGCCCGTGCGTAGAAGTTGCACGCCGCGAATGCGAGCGCCTAGACCGTTGTTGCCCTTGGTATAGGCATAGGCTTCCAGGTTGACGTTGACGAACACACCGCTGAACAAGATACCTTGTTCCTCGGTGATCGGCTGCTTCTGCTGATCGAAATAGGTCGGCCGCACCTTGGAACGCGCGGAGATGAAGTGCGTACCGGGGAAGCCCTCATAGTCAGGCTTGGTGTCGCCGTCCCGGAAAAAGATTTTCCCGGTCATGGTGATGGCCTTCAAAATCGCCGGGCCCTTCTTCGCCCATTTGTCATTGCAGAGCTTGGCGCAGAGCTTGTCCAGTTCATCCTTCGCCGGGAGTTTCTTGCCGACCGGCTTGCCCTTCTCATCCTGATACTGGAGCTGCGAATTGTCGGTGAGAAGATAGGTGCCGCTGTAGTAGGCGGTCTTGTCCAGGCTGTCGGGGAAGGGTTCTGCTTCCCAATAGCACATAAATGATTGCCTGACATCAAGTAATCGGAATCTCATCGTTTTGGTCCTTTAGCTGTGTGTTTTTGAGTCACGAGCGCACCCCTGAAGAATGTCTGCCCGCGTGAGGTGGAGGGTAGCACACGCTTAACCCGTTCTGCAATCTTTCCGATGCCATCGCAGCGCGGGCAAATAACAGTCAGCGCTTGCCCGGAGCCATCGCATAGATCGCATGTCATGAGGGTCATTCAGCATCGTCCTCTATGTCAAATTCGTTCGCATCCGCTGCGGGGCTATAGGGCGGCCGGGGATCGGACCCTAGCGCCAAGATCGGCTTGCCCGGAGCGCGGCTGACCAAGGGCGCAAAGATATCCGCCCACGTTTGCTTGGTGGCCTTTTTATCCAGGATCTTGGCGGCAGCCGGCGCGGTGATCATCTTTTCGACGTAGACCTTTTCCCGTGGCAGGACGCCGAGTAGCGCCGCTTCCGCCGCCTTGACGTTGGTCCACTTGCGGCTACCCAAATCCCCTTCCACAAACTTATAGGGCTTCTTGTCCGGGCCGATAATTTCCTCCCCCGCGCTCACCATCTCATTGGCTTTCGCCATCACCGCGCGGCACCAGTCAGCGACGAATGGCACGGCGAGCATCGCCTTGGCGATGCGCTTGGCGTCCGTAGGCACCTTGGGCGGATCATCCGCGATGATATCAAAGCCGGCGGCTGTTTCCTCTTCGGCTTTTTTGGCAGCAGCAGGACAACGGGCTAGGGCCTTGCACCAGCGGCACTGTTTTTCGCCGGGATTGAGATAATCCTTTTGAGCTTCGATAGCCTCAACGCCTATATTCATGGCGTATTCAGCTTTCGCCAGCGCTTCGGCGGCGAATAGGCCGAAGCGTTCTAGTACGGCGATCGGTACCCACAGTTCGGATAAAATGCCAAGGCGGGGTTGGTTGATGACTATGTGAATACCCTTCACTTTATCGATCAATAGGCGCAGATCCGCCAAGCACGCGAGGGCGTACATCATGAGCTGGTAGTTGGGCTCCACTTCGGCGGATTCTTCATCCTCGGTCTGTACGCTCATGGTGAACAGCGCGCCGTCATAAGCGGGCTGCCAGGCGTAGACCTTTTCGCCTTGACCGAATTTCAAATCTTCTACCACACCATAATCTTTGATGGCCATCACCGCGTCGCTGGTGCCATAGTTGGATTCATCGAAGCCTTCAACACCGTCTAAAGTGACACGCTGCTCTACCATCAGATACCCGCCCATGGCGCGGCGACGGACATCATCCACGTAGGTTTGTACATGGTCGGCAAATTCTTCGGTGACTTCAAACTCGCGCCCGCTGGCGACTTTGATGATGGCGCCGATGTACTTGGCTGCATCGGTTTTGGTTTTGAGGCAATCGCTGGCGAGCGTATGAGCTGCAGTGCCTTCATCCGCGTATTCGCCCGCGTCATCGCCTTGCGCGGTGTTTTCTGGATACGCCATTGATCCAGGGCAATTAGCCCATCTTTGCGTAGCGCTAAAAGCAAATACCGAATGTTCAGGCTGTTTCACTAAGCATACCCCCAAGTTCGCTTACGATGATGCGCTTGCTTTCCCTGCAAGCACAAATAGATTGAATTTCTGTGGTATCCAGCGCGCTCCGCCGCTCGGATTGAAAAGAATCGTACTTCGCTGCCGCCAAGTCTAGCGACGATCGGACGACATTGGGGGCCTTCCCACATGCGCCCCGCGTCAGCGCTATAGTTTATATTTTCTTTTGAAGTAGCCCACTTTAAATTAGCTACTACATTGTTGCTGCGTACAAAGTCTTTATGATTTATCTGGGGTTTTCGTCTCGGATTAGGAATAAAAGCTTGCGCTACTAACCGATGAACCTTAAGCGTTTGTACTTTTCCGTCGTTATATAAATCCACGATGCAATACCCATCTGAATCTAAACGAATAGCTTTTAGTTTGCCGGTATGAAGTGAACGGATATGCCCACAATCGCTTACTTCATATGGCCAACCTTTTATGAGTTTCCACCTCATGGTTGTTTGGTTTCCAGATATCGAATAGCGGTTTGCGCGCGGCGAATGTCGGCGGTAATGGCCGATGCGCAATGATTGGGTTGAATCGTATTCAAGATCCCATTGAGAATTTTGGCCCATAAGGGCGGCTGCGCGCGTTCCATTGCCAGCCCGACTTCGGCGGATATCGTGACATCAGGATCGCGGAATACCAGCGCGCAGATGAATATATCGAGAAATAGCAGCACTTTGTACAGGTAGTTCTTACTCATAGATTTTCTCCTGTAGCCGATCCGTCTTCCCCTGCTCGGCAAACACAGGTCGTATCACCGCACGCGGGGAGGCGCGTGCGAGGCGCGTGCGGCTCGGAATTATGAATTGAGCAGCAAATCCTCGGCTTCCTGCTTGATCGCCGCGTAATCCTCCGGCTTCACGCTGGACAGGCTCTTCGCCTTGAACTTCGCATACAGTTTGATGACCTTATCGCGAAGGTTGGCATTGAGCAACGCTTCGATCGCTTCGCCGACTTCCTCCTTCGTCGGGCCGTCGCTCTCTGTCGTGGGCTCCTCTTCCGCTGCGTCTTCATCGACCGGGGGCGCAGCCTTCTTGGGCTTCGTGGCAGCCGGCTTAGTCGCTGCGGGTTTCGTAGCGGCCGGTTTGGTCGCCGCTTCCGCATTTCCCGCAACGAACTGATGGAACAGTTCGGCCGTGGCTAGTGTGCCCTCGGCGTCGCCGCTTCCGTAGTGGACGGTGGCAGCATGCGCTAACGCTGCTGCTCTGCTTGCTTCTGACATGGTATCTCCTAACTAGTTGGGACAAGAAAAATAGCACATGCTCACTAAGACATCAAATCAATCTCAATATCGTCATCGCCATCAATGTGATCTTTAAGCTGGCGACCTGATAGCCCTTTCCATTTTTGGTGGTTGCGAATGATTACCCCCCGGAAACGCCCTTCCCCGGCTCGAAACTGTATAGCGATCCCATTAAAGGGGTCGCTGGTCAAGATCTTGCCAATACGATTGGCTGAGGGACGCACCGACGAATGCTTGTGGACGTATGCCATGACTTCACTCGTGACTACAATATCCCGTGAGAACATTTCAGCGTGCTCCTCAAACATCAGCAGCAACATCTCTCGATCGGAGGCCATCGAGGCGGAAGCCATATCGGCTTTGGCGTCGGTCATGGGCGCGCTTCCGGCTGCATAAAACCCTTTGAGGTCCACATGCAGGAAATAGTGCCGAAGCACCGCTGCTGCCCTGGGAAGTAGCAAAAATTCGTTGTAGATCCATTCACGCTCAGAGTGAGTAAATTTTGGCTGTTTAAATTCATGCACGCCCCAGCGCTCATCGTTGTTATCAATTGTCGCGGCGTCTTCATTGTTGCTGCTGGCGGTGACGAAAGCATGATTGGGCATCGTATAGCCGCGTCCGCCCTTGGGATGAACCGTCACCATGTCATCCGCAATATAGGCTTTCAGCTTGTTATACACCATGTTGCGCTCACTGCGCGTGCCCGCTCTGAACTCTGTCAGATTGACATGCCAGGCGCTTTGCAGGTAGTCGTTGAAGGGGCTATTCAGGAGATCATGGTTCACGTCTTCCGAATATTCTCTCCCCACCAGTAACATGGGAATTGTTTTGATGAGTGTTGATTTGCCGTTGCGCTGCGTTTCTGACCATAAAAGCGGAGCGCTTTTGATCTTAATCGCCGGCCGTTGCACGACATGCGCGTAGTATTGCTTGAGCCATGTGCAATAGGTGACGTCATCGATTCTATCGAATAGCCAATTTATTTTCTTGAATTCTTCGGGGGTAGGTTCTAGCGGAGTTGGTAGGCGATTGCGATAATTGTTGGCGAACGTGTCATCCCCTACTTGGAATAGCGCGCCCTCGCCGGGGTGGAATCCTAAACCTTCCACCAGACGTTTTGACTTACTGTTTTTCAGCACCTTGACTGGATTCAAGCGCCCACTTTTGTTTAGCGGCATGCTGGATGTGAACATGTGCTCCAGTGCCGCTTCACTGCCGATTAACCGATGGCGCTCTACATCAAAATATTTTTCGGAGTTGACTACATACACCAATCGCGCTTCTAATTTAGCGATGGCGTCCTTACGTTGTTGCTGAGCGGCTTCGCGGACCTTTTTCTCGATAGGGGTATCATCGGCTGCCTTCGCGGGTGTATCTATCGGTACGATATCGAATTCATCTGCATCGGCCGGAATCTCGTTATCGAGTGTTGCCAGTACCTTACCCTTGGTGCTGGAAAAAGATACCCAATGCGCCCGGCAGTTGGCACTGTCTTGGACGGGGGTCGTTTTACCATGTTGGCTGCGGGTTGCCTGCTTGCTCCAATGGCCCCACAGCTCTAGTCCTTCCTCGGCGCCATGCGTTGCATGGTGGAGCTTCATGCCGACTTTAAGCCAGTCGTCATACTCCATATTCGGATCTTGGGTCACGATCCAGGTATGGAGCTTTTCAAGCGCCACGTCCATATCGCCGTTGGTCTGCGGCATAGGGGGTTCTTCGGCAATCAGCTCGCGCCAGGCGGCTTTGAGCGCGGCGGGAATCGCCGGCAACGATGCCCAATCGCCTAATAGCGGTTCAGCGTACTTCCATTCATATTTTCGACCACTGGGGTGGATTGAAGGAGGTAAAACGTCTTGGGCACTCGTACCACCTAGCGTGGCGCAACGCAGCTCTATGCCGCTGCTCTTTGGCTTGACGGTACGCATTGGTACCTTTAGCCTATATAGCAATTTAGCTCTATTAGGCGTACCAGAATCAATCCTGACGGCATCCTTAGACTCCAATAGCGAATCTAGATCAACCCCGCGCTCCATCAACCAATCACGCGCTAGGCTGATATTATCGATATCTAAAGCACACGTGCCGCTTAAAGCGTGGAGCAAACCAGCACCGTCTACGCCGTCAGCAACTTCCTCATCAATAGGGTTCAACTGCCAACGATCGTATGTAGGGCCTTTCTGACGCTTTTCTATCGCGCAGAGTTTCCATCCATGTTGAACATATGCACGGAAGCTCATTTTTTGTAGCTGTTTTCCACGTAGGTGGCTAACGCTCTGAGCGTCACAGGGTTATCTTTTGCTTCTCCTATTGCTCGATTACAACGCGGGCAAAGCCATCCCCTGAACTTATCCATAAGATGGCAATGATCTAAGTGAAGCCCGCGAGCAAAGATGATTGCGGGAGCCCCGCAGACTTCGCAATGTGTCGGTTCTGGCCGTGTAGGTTCCGGCATGCCCCTATTTCTACGCTTACGAATGCGTAGTTCTACTGGACCGAGCTTTTCCTTATAGCGTTTTACGCGAGCCTTGAAGGGTGCCGGATTACGATGGTAAGCCGCTAGTTCATCGCGGCTTAGCTGCGCACGATTTGCCATCTGCCACATGCGTTTGCATGCGGCGTTGCGCTTCTTATCAGCATACGGCATAGCTGCGTTTTAGGCAGCTTTTGCTTTTCTGGTTCGCCGCTCCGTCAGCGGACAGGTCCCGCACGCTTCGCAAACGTCTCGTGGATCGAGATACAGCGCGCGGTGCCCCAGGGTTCGGCTAGCGGCCGCTAACCGCTGGGCAAGGTCCGCACTCGCGCTGCGCCGACCGGCGGACAGGTGCTTGAGCTGGCCTACGGATGTCTTAGCGGCTTTGGCCAGTGCTTTCTTCTGGAGGGGGGTCGCGCGATCGAGCCATTGACGAATGGCGTTTTTAGACTGGGGCATGGGGGCTCCTGGTTGGGGTCATGACAATAGCGCTACTCAAGCAGGGGGTCAATCTCTTGCTCACGCTCGGCGGTATTGAGGATGACATTACAGATATTTTCCATCTCGCAGACTACATGGTTCGGTAGCGTCGCACGCCAGCGGTGTAAGTGTAGGGCAATGGCTTCTTTGATGATGTGGGCCGCCTCTTGCGTAACGGCTTCATGCCCGGAGCAAAACGGGCAGGTAATGAAGTCAGTCATAATTTTATACACCACGCTCGGCGATGGGGGTACCAGGATGCCGCGCACCGACAGGCAATACGCGACGGACTTTTCTTTTCATGCACGGTTCGGTACCGATCGAGATACCATCGAGCGCCGCCACATACTCTACAATGCGGCGTTCGCCGATAGGTATCAGGATGCTTTCTAAATACCCGTCGTGCCTGGCAGGCGTTGCCTTTGTGCGCGCAACGGCAGTAATAGCGCCGATATCGGCGCCGTTTATCATACGTATAGCGATGCATGGCCCATCAACGGTAGCGATAGCTGCTCTGGTTCGGCAAACATATCATCCGTCCATTCCCACCAACGATTACTGCGTTTGGCGTTTTCCGCATGCGTGATGATGCGCAGATTCCACGGAACATTCAAACCACACACGAGCTTGTGGGTCAATGGCACAATATGATCCGCCACTTGATAGACGCCATCCCGAATCGTCCGGCGCTTCGCCTCTTTCTTGATAGCACGAATTTGCCGTTGATCGACCCAGTAGGGTGTCGCGCGAATGATGTTGACTAGGTACGGCCGGCGCGGATGACATCGGAGCCATGCGGGTTCATCCCCTGCTAACACACGTCGCCGCAGCTCGTGGCTGTAATCCGCCATGCTAGTCGGCTACTCCACACAGGTTAAAGAAGGCGTCCGCTTGCTCCGGACTAATATCGTATTCCACGGCCGCGTCTCCCACTAAATTATACCATTCTCTGGCTTCACTCGCGCGGATGATATCGTTAGTTCCTGGCAAGCACAGTGGCCGCTTGGCGCGCAAATCAGCAGCGGCCTTTTTCTGCTTGATGGTCAGATCGGAGCCCGGTTTGTGTTTAGCCATGGGCGCGTACCGCGACACTGCCGAGGATGGCGATAGCGACCGCTATCCAGATCATGCAATGTATCAATCGATCGAAGCGGGTCATTGTGGCTCCTTGATGCAGATGGCGGCTAACTCAATTGCCGCCGCATATTGGCATGCGAATAAAGATCCTTCACCGTGTGTTGCTTTGATGGCGGCTTTGAACGTCTCAAGATCCCCGCTAAAGCAGCCTGTAGAGAATCGCACTTTGATTTTGGCATCGGCTGTCACAGTAAGAAACGCTCGACGTGAGCCGATGGGCCCTACCAATAGAAAAGACGCGTTGCCATACACCCGCGCGTCGCCATACACCCGCGCGTTGCCATACACCCGCGCGTTGCCAGACACCTGCGCGTTGCCAAACACCCACGCGTTGCCAGACACCCACGCGTCGCCATACACCCGCGCGTCGCCATACACCCACGCGTTGCCAGACACCTGCGCGTTGCCAGACACCTGCGCGTTGCCAAACACCCACGCGTTGCCAGACACCCACGCGTCGCCATACACCTGCGCGTCGCCATACACCCACGCGTTGCCAGCCACCTGCGATAAGTTATTTTCCGATTCTATCCATCCGCCAATGTCGCCTTTGGTTACTACTCCAAAGCTAACGAGCGCGCGAATTTGTCTTAAGGTAATGCCAAAAACTACTTTTACTTCGCCGGTAAATTCATATTTGTTTGTCATTGAGTGGGGTCCTTATTAGGTGAGCATATGCTACAGGCGGGAATCAATGATTGCAAATTTCCCAGATTTTGGCCCAAGCGGACGCGAAATCGACGCATTGAATGACGGGTTGCTCCTGGACAAACACGGTCCAATAGCCTTGATATCGGCGGATGCTCATGGGTTGTCATTCCTTTCCAGCCCGATGACAGGCCCGCTGCCATCATCGCTGAAGCGCTTTGCACGCGAGCCTAGCAGTGCTAATAGCGCTTCCTCGGCGCGTTGAATTGCTTGATCCTGGGTTTCTCCTGGTCGGATCGCGACACTGCCTTGGATGACGCCACAAAACCATACGCGTTTGTTCACGCTGCCCTCGAATTGCGTACCGCTTGCAGCGTGGCGTCAAACCCCCGTGCCAGCCACTCTCCGCCGTGTGGGCCGTTTAGCAGTTCCAAGCCGGCGCCAAGCTCCGTGATCGTCGCGTCCTGGTAGACGCAAAAGCGGGCCCATGCTTGCGTGATGATAGGTAATGGTTGAATAGCGCTCATGTTGCTGCACACGCGACAAGGAAACGCTGCCGATCAAACCGGGGATTATCGACCGCCAGCATATCCGCCAATTTAAACGTTAGGGTATCGATCGCGTAGACGGGTTCTTTGTATTCTCGAACTGCTACGCGGGCTTCCGCGCAAACGCGTGCGATGAGAATGTAGTCTTTGCGTGTCATGGCTCTTTGCTCCTGTTGATGCGAGATTGCACCCCATAGCGACCGCGTGAGCAGTCGCTACAGGCTGCAATCAGCTACGCGGCCAGCTTCAGCACCTTACCCGCTTCGCGTTCCAACTTCACGCGGTCATCCGTATGCTGGATATTGCGAGCATACGCCGTGATGCCCGTGGATACGTCCCACAGAGACTCTATCGGCCGTTGCTCATCGGCCATATGCGCCGCCTTGATGGCCGACGTCTGGGACTTCGAGAACCGATGGTTCAAGAATTCGTCCACATTCTCAACCTTCTTGGCCTGTGCGGCTTTCAACATATCCACCATACCGCCTGTCGATGCATTGGACATGGCCAGGATCGCAGGGGCTGCCTGTTCCAGGTACTTGTCCGGTGCGCCTGCCGTGTGCCGTATGCGCAGCTCCTGGAACTGCTCCACACCCCAGATGATATGGTTGCCGCACATGTAGTCAAACAGGAACTGCCCTAGAATGAATGTGCTGGCGCCCACCTCCGAATTGCTCGCAAAGAATCCGCGCGCCAGTGAGCCGCTACGGCCGTTGCGCCGGTTGGGCAGCTCAATCCGATTCACCTCATCGGCGAGAAAAACCCACATATCGCGATCGGAGCCATACAGCGTAGTCGATTGTTTGGTGATGGGGTTGCCCTGCACGCCGAATTCTCCCGGCACGCGGAACTTGCCCGTGACGCCGTCGCCAAACTGCTTGACCAATGCGGCCGTTATGGTCGCATTCCAAATGCGGCCGTAGTTCGGTCCCGTGACTGCGCGAGCCGTGGCAGTCTCTTCCAGCTTGGTGAGTAGCACGCCGCAGCTTTCGACATCACGTGCATGATGTAGCCCGTAGTTCAAGCAGTCGGCTGCCAGCGCGGTCGGGATATCGCGAAGGTATCCAGCCGGCGCACCTGCGCGCTGTGCGAGCTGGCCAAACGACCAATTGGTGATATTGACCGGAGCGCCGTTTGGGCCCGTGAGCATGAGCGCTTCGCTATCGCCTTCGACGGGATGCGCGGTGAGCGCGCGGGAGCTGACGATCTTTGCCGCTGACCTGCTGCGCAGCAGTTGCATGTGATCGTTCAATTCGATCAGCGACAGGAAGCGCTGATCGTCGGGGCGGTTGGCCCATTGGTGATTAGCTTGCATGAGTTCCATAGAATTCTCCTAACGTTGCGCAACACCTGGTGCGCGTCAGTGATGCGAGATTGCACCCCATAGCATCCGCGTTAGCAGATGCTACAGGCTGAAATCTATTCTTCAGTTACGCAACGGGCGGCGACGCTGGAATAAGCGCCCTGCGCCAAGCGAGTGAGTAAATTCATGGTGCCAGCGTCAAGCGTATCGCACGCTTTGTAGATATCGCGGTGTGAAGTGCCCTTGCGATACATGATGTCGTAATCCTCACTAGTCATCATTGTCCAATAGTTGCGGTAGATCATTGGCTCTTTGCTCCTGGTTAACTGAGACAATTAGATACATGCATTGCGCGTGCCAAGTCTCAAATTGTCTCAGTAGTCGGTTGGTTGCTTGATATCTCAATATGTCTCATGACAATTTTTGTCACTAACTGACACTTGTGTCACTTTGTGACAATTTGTGTCACTCCAATAATGGATCGCGCAATTCAGGCTGCGAATCATCGTCAGCACTGATGGGGGCTACGCGCCGTGTGCGGCCGTAATTGGCGCGTGGCAACGCACCATTCACAGATGCGGCTTTGATGGCTCTGTAAAACGTCGCTCGGCTGCCGGAGAAGGTTAATAGCAGGTCGCGCGGGCTGCGGCCGGCCTTGATAGCGGCTATGAGCCGTTCGCCATCTTTAAGCAGTTTAGCGCGGCGCGTGATTCGATAAAGCATAAAGCCTCCAGCGGTTAGAAAAGCGGTATTGGTATCATCAAGTAGCGTGATGTGTCAAGTCCCGTAATTTCTAAAATACACAGGCGTAAAATCAATGGGTAAAAATATCCGGGACAGCCTTTAGAATCAAAAGGTTATAAGCTGTTTTAGTGGGTTTTGTCCCGTTGTTGCAAGAGACTGATGTCGATAGCCTATACCCGGTAATGCAATAATACGTTTATAGCCTATTTACTATACTTTTCTTGGGACAATGGGACAAAAGAATAAGAAAAGGCTTTAAAACGGGGCGGTCCCGTTTGCTGTCCCGTTTGCATCTGTCACACGTTTTAGGCGGGACACGGCGAGGCCGTTATGGTTTCAGACTCTCCTGGCGCACGGCTAACAGCTAGTCTCAGCATGTCTCACATTGTCTTATAGCTATTTGCCATAATCTTTTTGCTGCAGTGCGGGCTTGATATTGTTGCGGTGCGCCATCTTTTTGCTGCAGTGCGGGCTTGATATTGTTGCGGTGCGCCAATTTTATAAAATTTCTAGACGAGGGGTAGGGGGCCCTTTTCAGGAGGTAAGCTTCTGGTAGCGAGCCGGGGCTTTGTTGCGAGCGCCTACACCTCATAGCCGGCAGCTTGTAGCTATCTCGTTTTGTCTCAAATATAGAAGCCCCCGGTAGGGGGCTTTTTCGGTACCTTGACGCGATCAGCACACGGCGGGTACTCTGGGGGTATGAGCAAATCGGCGGACGAACTGGCGAGGGTCCACGCGCCACGGGCAATTGAATTGCTGGCGGATACGATGGAATCGGCGGTAGAAGATCGAGACCGCATCCGCGCGGCGGAAGCGTTACTGGATCGCGGTTACGGCAAGCCGGCGCAGGCGATTATTCAAGTGCCCGCGAACCGGCGGCAAGCGGCGCTCCTGGCCGGGATGAGCGATGAAGATTTAGTCGCGGTTATAGAGCAAAAGCAACTTCCTCGATTGCGGCAGCCGATGATAACGGTGGAAGGGGCGAAAGCGATTGCACGCGCCTATGTCGGCGCCCATGGGCCTTTGGAAGACGAAACCGCCATCGATCCGTTGCTTGCATGAACTGTCGCTTCGTAGCACTTGATAGCGGCAAGCGACGAATACAATGCGTATGCCCCAAGCGATGCCCAACCACAGCAGAATGCTGCATCTGGCGTATCCACCACGGTTTTGACGACAAGCACGGCAAAGGCTACTACCGCAAGGAAGGGTTTCCAATTGACCCGTTGCTCGCGTGAGCGTATCGCCGGAATGGGCCGCACAGGAATATCTTCGTCGTAAGCGAGCTCGTGCCTCGCTGATTGAGTACAGCCAATCGATCGATATTCCCGGCGTGCCGCTTCTGGATGCGCCAGATGAAGAAGACCCGGTTACGCACAAGCTGCTCAATCGATTTGAAGACAAACCGGTTAACTACGAACCGGTCGAAGCCCGTCTCGCGCTGCATCACATTTTGATGATGCAGAAAATTCAGAAGTGCATAGAAACCCCGCGCGGCCGACAGATTATTTTGGGGCCCCCCGGCTGTGCGAAGTCAACCTACGCCCCTGTGGTGGGCGGCTCCTGGGCGATGGGGAGAAAGCCCAACACTCAAGTCATCATTGGCAGTTACGCCACGGGGATCGCGGCCAAGCAAAGTCGCAAGGTGCGCTCGGTGGTGCGCAATCCGCGTTACTCTGCAATTTGGGAAGGGCGGCCCATACTCACCGACGATCAACGCGCGATTGATGATTGGAGCCTCACCAACGGCTCTAGCCTCATGGCAGCGGGCATGCTCGCGGGGATTACCGGCAATCGGTGTGACTTGTTGATTCTGGATGACCCGGTGGCGAATCGTGAGCAAGCGGATTCAGCCACTATCCGAGAGAAGATCTATGCGGAGTACATCGACACGGCGATGACCCGCGCCAAGCCGTGGATGTCGGTGATCCTGATTATGACCCGATGGCACGAAGAGGATTTGGTGGGGCTCATATTGCCGGAAAACTATGAAGGGGAGAGCGGGCTTATCCATTGTCGTGACGGCCAAGTGTGGGATGTGCTATGTATACCTGCCGAAGCGGAGCGCGAAGATGATGTATTGGGGCGAAAACCAGGAGAGTTTCTATGGCCCGAATTTTGGCCGCGCGAACATTGGGCGACCTGGCGTGATAATCCGCGAGCTGCCCGAACTTGGGCCGCACTCTTTCAACAGCGCCCCGCTCCTTACGGCGGTATACACTTCAACCGCGAGATGTTTCAGTATTACAACGCTGATCGTCCAAGGTCAGACAGTTAATTTGTGCCGCTGTGGACGCGGCTGTAGTTGGGTAGCATGAGCTACGCCTACCTGTTGCCTTATGAAGATAAAGCGTTGCCACTATCTCTACGAATGTACGGCGCTTCGGATTACGCCACAATGGAGGTTCAGCACGGTAAGCGCGAGCCCGATTTTACCGAACATGGAATATGGGGAGTCGATCACACCGGAGATTTATGGGCGATCGATTGGTGGTACAAGCAATGCGAAACCGATGTCGGGATCGCACAGTTCATCCGCTTGGTGGGGCTCTACAAACCGGTGCGATGGGCGAATGAAGGCGGCCTGATTGATAAAGCCATTGGCCCGTCGATCCGAAGCGCCATGCAGCACGCCCAAAAGTTTGTCGCTATCGAGTCGCTCCCCTCCCTGGATGATAAATCGGTCAAGCTCCAGGCGTTCCACGCCAGGGCGACTGCCAGGACGATTCACTTCCCGTTACGGCGTAAATGGACCGATCACGTGATAGACCAATTGTGCAAATTTCCCGGCGGAAAACATGATGATGCGGCCGACGTTTGCGGCCTGATTGGGCGCATGGTGGACAAGATGATGGATGCTAGACTACCATCGGCTACGACAAAGCCTTGGCTCACGCCGTTTACGGAGGCTTGGTTGACGTTTAATGACCGGAACGAGAAACCTAAAGTGAGGTATTATTAATGGCTGAAATCACGACAGGCACCCCTACTCCGGTACCGGCAGCACCGGCTACTCCCGCGGTTCTGCAGAAGGTCGAAAATGCCGCCTTTGCCTTCCTGCAAGCGCATTATTCCAAGCTGATCGCTGCAGCGATCGGTTGGGCGGTCTCCCACTTCGGACTCTTAGGGAAATTCCTCTAATGGCACAAGTCAACTCAGAACCGGGCGTCTCGCAGACTCCTGTCACTACGGTAGCACCGGCTAGCATCCCGCAAAAAGGGTCCTCGCTGGAGCGCAATACCGCGACGCTCACGACGGTAAGCTATTCACAGACGGAGCCGGGGGCAAACAAGCCTAAGCGCTCGTGACGCAAGTTAATTCCTCCCCCGGAGTGCCTAAGACGCTGCCTACCGTGGTAGCGAGTTCAGCGACGCCAGTTCTCGCGGGTAAAGTCATCCTCTCAACAGAAACGAATGTATGGCCGGCGGTACTGCTTCAGCAAGGGGTTGTGGTATCGCCGTTCACCAGCTCAACGCCTATAACCCTTCCTAATCAAGTAGGATTTTTTCAGCCATGATCCACAGCCGCCCTGGTTTCGCGCCGCGTGTGACCGACAAAGTGCCCGCGCGTTTGAATGATGACATGGTACCCGCGCTGCACCGTAAGCGGCCGAAGGAAACCAACTTGGGGCCACTGTTGCAGGCGCGCGCTGAGATGGCGAAGCTAGCCAAGGATTATCCGGCGCCCGATATCTTGGTGAATCCCACCCCCAGCGATCCGCCGAAAGTTCTAGAACCAGGGAAGTAAGGTATGGCGACTTCGGGCGCGTCGAATTCGTTGCATGGGGGCGCCTCTGGCGTCCAAAGCGATCCGCGTCAGGCGACGGAAGGCAAAGATGACGGCGTCGATCAGGAGGAACCACAAAGTAAAGAAGACGAAGAGGCAGAACTTCTACTCGTCGAAAAACTCTGGAAGCAATATGACGACGCCCGCAAGTTCGATGAAAATTTCCGCAAGCAGGTTGCCATTGACCGGCGGTACGCCGCTGGCACCTCTGACTTGTCCTGGGCTGTCACCACGAACCTCATCGGCGCTTTTATTGACATCTTGGTGGCGCTCTTGTACGCGCGAAACCCCGATGTATCGGTTAGAAAAGCGCCGCAGGTAGACGAGTCGAATACGTATCAGATCCAGGTTTTCGCTCGTACTTTGGAGATTGTGATATCGAGCCTTTGGAAGAAGGGCAATCTCAAAAAGCCTGCCCGTAAGGGGGTCCGTTCCGTACTTTCTAACGGCGAGGGCTGGTTCAAATGCACGATGGTGTCGGAGAAGCAGCCGAAACCGGAAGTGGAGAAAGCGCTGAATGACGCGCAAGAAACGCATGCCCGCATCGTCGCGCAGCAAAAGCTGCTAGAAGACCCACAGGACCAAGATCCCGAAACGCTGGAGATGCAGCGAGCGGAGAAAGAAAAGCTGATCGAGGAACTAGAAGAAAAGCTAGAACTCGCCGTCAATAAAATGTTTGTCATCGATTACGTCGAGACGGAGAACATTCAAGTTTCCACCGATATCAACTGCATTGAGAATTACACCGATGCGGATTGGATCGGCAATGAATTGTATCTGGCGAAAGATGATGACGCGTTATCACGCTTCCCAAGACTATCGGTAGAAGACCTAAAGTCAGCCAAGATCTACTATCAGCGGGCGCCCAAGGAACTGACGACGCGTGACATTGACAACGTGTTGCCACAGGGGATGCTCACCGCCGAAAGCGCACAAGCGTTCGTGACGAACACGAGTACCCAGGAATCACCGGCTTTCATCCGCTGCGTGGAGATTTGGGATCGGCGCGATAAGCAAATTAGAACCATGATCGACGGAGTGAAAAAGTGGGCCAAAGAACCGTACCCCCCTCCGTATCCGACAAGTCGATTTTATCCTTACTTTTATTTCGCCTTCTACGAAGTCGATGGACAACGGCATGCACAATCTCTCAGTTGGCGCCTATACAAATTGCAAGACGAGTACAGCAGTTGCCGCTCCAACTTTCGGCTGACGCGCGAGCGCTCTATACCTGGCGTTCTTTTCAACGCGACGATGTTGGACGAAGTAGAAGCGAAGAAACTCACCGAGTCGAAAGCGCAAGAGTACACAGCACTTCGGCCGAGCGATCCGTCTATACCACTCGATAACCTCTTCGCGCCGAAGCCGGTTCAATCGATCGACATGAGGCTCTATGATCCAACGCTTATCCTCAATGACATGGAGCGAATATCTGGAGTGCAGGAGGCGTTGTCGGCTGCGATCAACAGCCCCGGAAATCCAAAGACAGCTACGGAAGCCAATATCCAGCAGTCAGGTACGCAGGCTCGCACCACCTCCGACCGCGATAACCTTGAAGCGACGCTGACGGAATTAGCGGAATACACCGCGCAGCAAGCGCTACAATGTTTGGAAATTCGGGACGTGCAGCGCTTGGCGGGCCCAAAAGCCTTTTGGCCTACGGGGATGGATATTGAGGATTTGTTCACGCTCGTAGAGATTCAGATTGAAGCCGGATCTACCGGAAAGCCACGACAGGCTACCGATATGCAGGCATGGAGTACCATCCTCCCGCTGATTCAAAAATCGCTTCAGGATATCGCGCGAGCGTTTGCTACGGGCGACGCCCCGATGGCAAATGCGCTGATTGAACTCGTGAAAGAAACCATGCTGCGATTGGGCGACGAGAGTGATGTGGAGCGCTTCATTCCGCGCCAGCCGCCGCCAGGCTCCCCCGGAGCCGGTGCGCCTCCGCCGCCGATCGTGCCGCAAGTCAGCGTCAGTATCAAAGGTGCCATCGATTCCTCTACCGCGCAGCAAATCGTCGCTCCGGTGTTGGCGCGCGACACGCCGCCGCAGCCCACGCCCTCTTCTCCGAGCCCGAACGGTGCCACACCGTCGGCCGGTCTCGCGTCTCCGTCTGCCCCGTCTTGATTGAATAACACGATAGGAAGCCCCCATGCCTGAAAATACCTTGATGGAAGAAGTGGACGCCGCCCTCGGCGAAGCGATTGTGGCCGATCCGCCGGATGAGGAGATTGTTGAAACCCCGGAACCGGAAGGCGAAGAAACCGAAACGCCGGAGGGGGAAGAGACTGAAACCCTTGAAGGCGAAGAAACCGACGAGGAAGCCGAAGCGCGCGGCGCGGAACGCAATGCGGATGGTACGTTCAAGAAAAAGGGCGAAGAGAAACCGGCTGAAGGCAAAGAGCCGCCCGCCAAAGTCGAGCCTAAGAAAGCGGACCCGCTGAATGACCCGATCCCGAAGGAACTGAAGAAAGACACCCAAGATCGCATCCGCACGCTCATCGATACCACCAAGACGGTCACCGCCGAGCGCGACGAGATCAAGCAAAATTTCGACTACATGGTGAATGGCATTCAAGCCACAGGCGCAACGCCGGCACAATATGGCGAAACACTGTCGTGGTTGGCGTTGTTCAACAGTAACGATCCCGCGCAACAGGAGAAGGCCCTTGAGCTGGTTGAAAACGTCGCAGAACGACTCGCAACTCTGTTGGGTAAAGAACGAACTGTCGGCGATCCATTGGGAACTCACGCTGATCTCAAGGAAGCGGTTAGATCTGGAAAACTCACTCCTGAGTATGCAAAAGAAATTGCGCGAACTCGAAATGGGCAGCAATTCCGCACCGAACTCAGCACCAGCGCCAGCCGCGAGCAACAGCAACAGCAGCAAGCTGCACAAGAGTTGGCCACTGCGCGAGCGGATCTCTCAGCGCTGGAACAAACGTTGATCAGTACCGATCCTGATCAGTACGAAGCTAAGAAAGCGATTCTAGTTCCCGCGTTAAAGCCGGTATTTGCCGTACTTCCACCGTCTCAGTGGAAAGCCAAGTTTATTGAGGCGTACAAAGCGATCAAGGTGAATGGTGCTGCGCCCGTTAAAAAGGCGCCCGTCAATCAGCCGTTGCGTGCGGGCAAACAGCCGGCCGGCGGACAGACGAAGGCGCCGAGCAGCATGCTAGAAGCTGTCAGCGGCGCGCTCAACGGGATGCACAAATGAGAAACTACAACAAGGTATTAGTTGCTACGCCGATCCGAGGGAACCAAACGGTAACGCTCTATACCGCCGGATTGCTGCAATCGAACGGACTTCACGGTGGCTGGTTGCCGATGGCGGGGCAATCAGACATTTACGTTGCGCGCAATGTCCTCGCCAATGAATTCTTGAAGCGTACCGAATACGACACCATGATTTGCATTGATAGCGACATGGGGTTTACGCGTGTCGATCTGCAAAATTTAATTGATACGGAAGAACCGTTCGTGAGTGGGCTCTACACGGATAAATGCCAACCGCCGATGCCTTTTTGTCGCGACAATGAAGGGGCAACAGTAGCGCTAGAAGACATCCCTAAGCAGGGGCTACTCAAAGCGCGGTTTGTCCCCGGCGGATTTCTGAAAATCGATCGTAGTGTGTTCCAAACTCTCATCGACAAGAAACTGGTGAACGCTTATGGCAAAGGGGCTTTCCATCATTTTTATTTTGGTCGTATTGCGATGGATAATTTACTATCGGAGGATTATTCGTTTTCGGATTTAGTCTATAGCGCGGGTATTCAGCCGTGGATTAACTGCGGCGTGCGCTTGAACCACGATGGACGGACGCTAGATCCCCAAGTGATGGTGCAGCCTGAAACGCAAACTCCGGCCGCGCAATTCTCACCGCCCCCAGCAAAGCTGACGAACGGAGCCGCGCATGCAGAACTTTAGTATCTGCATTCCAACCTATAACCGTGACCCTTTTTTGCGATGGACGCTCGACAAAACCGCAGCGGACTTCCCCGATACGAAAGTGATCGTATCCGACAACGGCAAGAGTGCGGTTGTGTTCAACGGCCATCGGTATATTCGTCAGGCATCGAACATCGGGGCCTTCCCCAACATGCGAGCCGCCTTGCTCGCCTCGCATACGAAATATTGTGCGTATCTCGGGGATGATGACTACCTGCTACCGGATGAAGTCCAAAAAGGGATCGATTTCCTGGAAAATAATCCGACCGTGCTAGCCTATTTCGCGCCCTGCCAGCTCTACGATGAAGTCGAGCAGAAACCCACGTGGGAAGCGTTCTATCCTGCGGAAGATGAAACCTTTACGCGGGCGGATTTGCTTTGGAACTTTGTGATGCATAAGCATGTGTGGCCAGAGCATGCGATCTATCGGCGCGATCGGCTAGAAGAAATCATGCAGCCGCGAACTCCTGCTTATTGGTGCTTTGTGGATCTCGCCAATGCAGCGCTTCGGGGTCCGGTGCATTTCGCCAAGACTCCGTATTATCGGAACTTGACCAACCATCCGGTCGGGATGCGTCAAAAGATGGGCGATCAGCAATGCTTGACGGATTTTGATTCCTACCGGGCGGGGTTGGAAGTACTCGCCCATGATATCTTCCAAAACAATCTCGCTGATTTGGAACTGAAGAAGAATCTGAATGAGATGATCCGACAATTCTTATGGTCGCGGTATGAAGTAGCGAATCGTATTCTCACCGCTAATCATAGACTCGCCGAAGCGGATGTGCTAAAGAAGCGCATGACCATGACGGGGTACTGATGGCACGAGTCGGCTATGCAGGCGGGGTGGAAGCGGATCGCATCAGGGGTGCGACCAAAGCCATGGGCAAAGCACTCGGCAATTCCAAAGAGCCGGTGTATGTCATGCGCCACGGGCGCACCGCGCTCGACGCCTTGAAGCGTTCGGACGGGTGGCTTGACTTTCCGCTCACGGATGAAGGCCGAATGGGGATTATTGCCGCTCAGCAGTACTTGAAGGATCTCCCCAAACCGCTGGCCTGCATCTACGCGCCATCTCTAAAACGTACGATGGAAACGGCCGAGATTATTCAATCAGGTGATGCTGATCCCGTGGACATTGATGTGGTGGACGCTGCGCGCACCTGGAATATGGGCAAGAAGATGTTGGGCAGCAAGAAGTACCCCAATAAGCCCATCGTCAAATACTACATGGAGCACCCCACCGAAATACCGGAAGAGGGCGAATCCTTGAACCAATTCGTTAAGCGGTTCATGGGCTGGCTGCGCGGGATGATGGATGAAAAGCGTTCCGGGCCGGTGCTCCTGGTCACATCGGGCAGCAACATCCGTGAAATCAGCCAATGGCTCACGGGCGATCGAGTGGCGCTTGATTTAGACGAAGGCGGGTTGATGTGCTTAAAGCCACTGGGCAAGACGTGGCACGGCACTATAGTCCTCGGCGATAAGCACGACATTGAAACAGAACCGAGCGCTTACAGCTCGTAAAGGAACCATCATGGCAGACTTCACACCGAAACTTTCAACCGAAAAAGGCAAAGCGAAAGGCTCATTGCCAAAAGATAATTCATCAGAGCATCAATCACCGCCTCGGCTATATTTGGAGCATCACCACCTGGAAAAACTGGGCATGGATAAAATGCCTGCCGTGGGCTCCAAGATCAAGATCAGCGGACTGGCGCATGTCGGCTCAACGAGTGAGGATGATGATCCCGGCATTGACGGCGGAAAACGCCGGAGCATGACGCTGCACCTTCACAAGATGGATATGGGCACGGATAACTCGGAAGAGAGTCAAAAAGACGGCATGAAAGGCGCGATTGACAAAGCGCTATCCAAGGCGGCTGGCAGCGAAGCCGAGAAGGGCAACGCCAAAGGCAAGACGCCGCCGGTACGGGGTGGCGGGGATTAGCGTTTGCTATTGACAATTAAGTTTTAAAAACTTAATATAAAGGGTATGAAAACCCCAGAACAACTCGCTGAGCGCCGAGAAAAACAGCGCTTATACATGGCCGAACGTCGTAAAGATCCTGTGCAGGCAGCATTGAATCGCGAGCGCGTAAAGGCTTGGCAGCGGGCGAACCCCGAAAGAGCCAGAGCGGCCTCCGCTGCATGGAGAGTTAAAAATCCAGAACGGGTTAAGGAGCTGAACAGAGAGTGGCGTGCTCGGCATACGCCAGAGCAGCATTCTGAAAGGGATCGAGAAGCGTATCGGCGTTACCGCCGCGCGCATCATCTAAATAACAAGTTTGATCTGACTATTGAGCAATACGAAGCGATGGTAATTGCTCAAGAGGGGCATTGCGCAATGTGCCCAGAACTAGATAGGCCGGAGAAGCGGCTTGCGGTAGATCATAACCATAAAAGCGGAAAAGTACGTGCGTTATTGTGCGATCGTTGCAATCGGGGAATCGGCTTTTTCGATGAAGATGCGACACGTCTTCGGATAGCCGCTGATTACCTAGACGCGCACAATTTGACAGAGTAGTACGGACAAGCATAGGCTCTATAGCGTTTACCTTCTGACTGCAATCCAGCATCGTCAACTGGCATGGCCATTCGGCATGGGCGTATTCGGGTTGCGCCAACCCAAGAAGACATGGTTTCTAACTTTGTCACAACCTTGGGGGATTTTACATATGCCATTTACAACGGAGCAACTAAGTTATGCGGGTAACGCTGCAATTAACTTTTTCTTGAGAAACGACCCGATAGATAACGTGAACGTCGCGCGTCCTCTCATCAAAAAGCTGATGGAGGAAAAGAAACCCTATGTTGGGGGCCTCCAGTACGTGGTTGAGCAGCTGCGGTATAGCAACGATTCAAATTTCCAGTCCTACTTCGGCGATCAGCAAGTCACGTACAACCGCAAGCGCACCTTGCAGCAGGCGAAATACACGTGGGGGTCATTCCATGATGGTTTCGGCCTCAACGAAGATGAGCTGACGCAGAACGGGATTGTGATGACGGACGACAAGTCCAGCGTACCGACCGAAGCGGAAAAAGTTCAGCTCACCAATCTGCTTCAAGAGAATAGTGAGACCTTGAAGCTGGGCTTTCAAGAAAATTTCGACTACATGCTGCATCTGGACGGCACGCAGTCGGCGACGAACATCCCCGGCTTGGATCTACTGGTCTCCACGACTCCCACCATATCGCAAGTGGTGGGCGGCCTCGATCAGTCGATTTATACCTGGTGGCAGAATACGGCCATCACCGGCATCTCCACGACAACCGCCGGTAACTTGGTCCAGCAGATGGAAATCGGCTGGCGCGATTGCACCCGGTATGGCGGCATGGCGCCGAACTACATCCTGGTGGGGGAACTCTTCCTAGATGCGTACCGGCTCGATGCGAAGAACACCATCAACCGCACGGTGTACATGAAGGACGACGCGGAGCCGACCAAGCTCGATGCCTCGGTGGGTGAAGGCATTCGCACCGGAATGTACTTCAAAAATATAGAAATCATCTGGGACCCGGTGATGACCGTTCTCGATGGCCTCTACGCGCCAACGATCCCTTGGGAGAAGCGCTGCTATTTCCTGAATACGAAGTTCTTGAAGCTGCGGCCGATTCAGGGGCACTGGATGATCAATCGCACGCCTCCGCGCGTGTACGATCGCTACGTCCACTACTTCGCGCTGACGGCGAAGGCGGCTCTCACCACCGGCAAGCGCAACGCGCACGCTGTTCTCTCCATCGCCTAACCCTTAAAGGAAACGCACACATGCAAGTTCTCATCAATACGGGTACGGTGGCGGGTACGGCACCGATCTATCTCCCCTTCAACATCTCGCCGCTCCCCTTTGGCGAACCGTGGTCGGATGTCACCATGACGGCGGCAACCCCCAGCGTGATTACCGTGCCAGGGTTCAATCCGACGCAGAACGGCTTGGTATCGCTCTCGGTGGGCGGCGGCGCGGTGCTGGGAACCCTCACCAGTTTGACGGTGAGTGCGAACCAGATCTACTACACGACGTCGATCTCCGGGCAGACGTTCTCCGTGTCCACTGTCGCCAACGGCACCCCGTTGAACGCCTTCACCACCGGCCTTCAGGCAGGCACAGCGTCATTGATCACGCTGCATACACTCTCAGGGCAAGCGGATGGTCCGGTCTGCCCGTTTGAGACGGGGGCCACCGTGTTGGCGATGAATGGCGGCTATGCCGGCGCCATTGCGACGGGTAGCGCGGGCTACGGGGCGATCACGCTCATGGGGGCGCCCGATAAGGCGTCTACGACCACGACAGCGGCCTACGGTACGGTCTTGGGGCCCAGCACGTTCTCGGTAATCGCGACCATTGGGTTTGGTGCGCCGAAGCTCGTGCAGTTGTCCAACGACTGGATTGTCGCCAGCGGTTCAACCTCAACGTTGATCTTGATCCAAAACTAACGCAGGAGTAGCCCCGAATGCGGTACGAACGAGTGAGAATACAGCGCGACACCAATACGGTTCACGCGCGGGAGATGCCACCGTGGGAAATCCCTATGGTGGAGCATCTGTTCGATGAGGGTAATGTGGTGCGAACCGGCGTCTATGTGGAGCCGATACCGGGGAAACTCATCAATCAGGGTGAGTATCCGGATGCGCGCACCGAGCTCAAGCGCTTGATCGATGCCTACAAGAGCGATCCGAAAAGTGGTATCCCGTATGCGATTTCTGTTTACGGCAACGGTCGCGGCGGAGAGCGGGCGCTTCAGAAGCTCATTGATGATGCACGCGAAGCAGATGAGGCGGCTGCGGCGGAAGCTCAGCCCCTTCCCGCTCGCAAAAATGGCCGTCGCCGGCCGGTTGAGGCACTCCTGAGTTGAGTGGGGCTCCTATCGTGTGGCGATAGGGTTATGGCCCCTGGGATAGCTCAGGGGCCTTTTTGTTGCAGGAGTGCGGTATGACAGTCGTGATCGGCGGTCAAGGGGATGTGGTCGATCCGGCAGCCTGGCAGGACGCCGCCGGCAATGTGCCGCCGGCTGAGTTCAGCAACGTCCCTTACAACGTCAATTTCCCGCTGAATGGCGATGGCCGCTATTGGTTTCAAACCAACACGTTTGCGACCAATACTAGCGGCCCCATCACCTTTATCGGTAATCCGGCGTTTGTCTCGACAGGCAGCGTCAACCTGCAATGGAGCGTCGTACAGGCGGCGACCGATGGCAGCACGCCGCAGTTGGCCTATCTCACCAGCGGTAGCGCCTGGACGACAGCGACTCTTTCCAGTGCGGGCGCGCAGTTGGGGGGCATCCAGAACGGGCAAATTATTGTTCCGCTCAATACGCTGTCAACGACGAGCGTGTTAAAGCTTCAGGTTTATTCCACAGGGGGTATATCGAGCGCATCCGCGAAGCCCTATCAGATAGCGATTGCGATCACGCGTAATGTCAATGAAGGGCTGTCCTGGGATAATCCGAATCCGTTTGACCCAATCAACTATAACGCAGCGTGCATGGATAATGTGGTACCCACCGCTACCATGTCTTCGCTATCGGCGCGCATTTTGGTGCGATTAGGGTTTGCCAATCAAGCGACGAATCCCCCGCCGGGGATGGCGCTTCTGGTTCAAGATTTTTTAACGAGTGCGCAAACGTATCTGTACAAGCGCTACCTCCAGCTTCATACGAAACGATTGTTTCGCTGGAAAGTGAACCCCGGCCAACGGTTCTATTCTTTGAAGGATAACGATGAAGATGTTCTGTGCAACTTCACGATGGACCCGCTCAAGAGTATCGAATGGGCAGGCATTCAAGATTCGCGCAACGTCTGGTATCCGCTGATTCAGGGCATCCCGCCGCAGCTTTACACGATGATCACAAAGCCCTGGCGGCCGGCGCGCTATGATATTCGTCAGGCAATTGAATTGTATCCGATGCCCGATCAAACCTATTGGCTATGGATCAAGGGGCATTTTGGTTTAACTTCATTCATCAATCCGACCGATACAACGACACTGGATAGCGAACTGGTGTTCCTACATGCCCTAGCTAATGCAAAGTCGCATTATGGGCAACCCGATGCCAACAATATCGAAGCGCAAGCGAATGCGTATCGCGCGGAGTTGATCGCGGGCACCCATCAAACGGCGCACTATTTGCCGGGGACGATCGCAGTTCCGCCGGCTGTGCGTCCGACATTAATTCAGTTCGATCCGGCGGGTAGCGGCGGATAATGCGCGCATTTCCGCTAACAGTTCTTAACGGTGGAATAAACCGATTGAGGGTGAAGGGGGGCGCGTCGGCTAGCCAATTGTATGATCTACAGAATGCCTATATCACCAATGCAGGATCGATAGTTCCTCGTGAGGGTACGATCCGATCGGCGACATTGACGAGCGCCACGGTTGGCCTCATGGCAAATGATGGCATATTCAATATTTTCTCCAATACGTTTTCGACATCAACCGCAACAGTGCCGGCAGGGTATCAATTGAATGTGCTGGTTGACCCTGTTAATTCGACGGCAACGCCCACGATCATTTGGTTTGCGAAGCCCTTCATGGGATTCCCTTATGTGGTGGCGCAATTCTCCGATGGATTGACGTTTCATTACTGGCTTCAGAGCAACGGAACGTGGACCAGCAATACTGTCTATGTCAATGGAAGTATCGTTACCCCTACGGTCCCCAATGGTTTGGCCTATGAGGCGGTGCGCGATTTTCCGCCGAATCCGTTGTGGACTGCTAACGCGACCATTGCGACGAACACGATTGTCGAGCCGACTGAATATACCGGGTACGCCTACAAAGCGGTGGCGGTGGCGGGGCTAAATCCTCATACGGGATCTTCCGAACCTGTATGGCCCACGGTATCAGCAGGTACCATTCAAGAGTTCGGGGATTTTGATGCGTCCTCTACCGATGCGGGAACAACTCAAGGCACAACGACGTCCGCCAGCGCGGGGCTAGGGCTCACGCTCACGGATCGCTATGGAGATTCAGCGACGATCGCCAATGGCGGTACGCCCGCATCGGGTGCGCTGACGTTGCCCGCCGTAGCGTCCACTGCCGTCACGACGTGGAAAGCGGGAACCCACTATGCACCGGGAGCCGTGGTGCGGCCGACGACGGGGCAAGGCGCCTTCATCAATGCGATACCCAACGGGGATTTTGAAAACGGTAACGATGGCAATTGGACGTTTACTGGCACGACACCATGGGCTTTTTCTAACTCAGGAACCTATCAGGGCAACTGGTGTATAGCGATCCCTACCGGCAGCATGTCGGCGGGTGGCGATTTTGCCACGATGACGAGCTATAGCTTGGTAACGCCAGGGCAATCGGTTACGGCTTCCGCGTATTTGAACCCCAATAACACGGGCGCGAATCTGACTCTCTGGATACAGCTTAATTGGTATGACGCAAGTGATATTTTTCTAAGCGCCACGGGCAACCAGCAGAATGAGCAAGAGGGAGGCGGCTATCGTAAAACGTCCGTAACAGGGTCAGCGCCTGCCGGCGCCGCGCATTGCCGTGTGGCCATCGGCGCGGGTAGCGGAACAAATTCACGCAATACCGCTTTTGCTGATTTGGTCATTTGGAATTTAGAGCAGCCGGCGGCGGTGAGCAATTTCCTGTTTGAAGCGGTGCAGCCTGCAGCAGGTAGCTCCAGCACGGTAGAACCTACCTGGCCCACATCGGCAGGATCTACCGTGGTGGATGGTACGGTTACCTGGGAAGCGATCGGAACCTCGATTATTACCTGGGAAGCGATCCCCCTCATGTTGTCGGGCGCAACGCAGCCGACGTTCCCAACGACGGTGGGGATATCGGTAGCAGACCATAGCACGTTCACGGACAAAAATAACGTCATTACGAGCGCTTGCAGCATGTCGTGGGAATGCGTCAGCCGGCAAATTACGGACCCCAAATGCCCAAATACGAATGCGGTAGCATTAGGGGCCTCGCATGTGTTTGCCGGGGACAAGGACATTGTTGATTTCTCGGCGGCGGTTGATCCTACCGATTGGTCGAGCACAAACAACGCGGGCTATTTACCGACCGGGCTCAATAACTATGGCGACAACCCGGTAGCCATGCTGGCGCTCTACCGCTCTAATCTGATGGCCTTCAATGCGGGCGGATATCAGATGTGGCAGATCGATCCTGATCCCGCCAACATGGCGCTCTTGGATGCGCAACCCGTGGGGTCCATCTGGCCGCGAGCCGCACAGAGCGTCGCTAATGATTTACTGTTCCTAACAGAAGTCGGCGTACGCAATTTAGGCACGGTGGGCGCCACCGCCAACATGCAAATCGGCAATACCGGGCAGCCTGTTGATCCGCTCGTTAAAGCGCAGCTATCAGGAATTCCCATCTACGCGGTGACGAGTGGTACGGGGGCTAATTTTGACCCCTTCTTTTCGTCTGTGGGACTTCTCCTTCATATGGACGGAGTGAATGGCAGCGCCGTCTTTAGCGATTCATCTTCGTACCATTGGGCACTGGGTACCGTTAATGTGGGCGGGACGGTGACCATCGATACGTCGAATCCTAAATTCGGAACGGGCGCAGCCAACTATGGGAATAGCACCGGAAATCTTACCGCCGTTACGACGTCGATAGTAGCAAATGGTCCGTTAGATCTTAACTACAACACGACAGCATCATTCACTATTGAGGGCTGGTTCCTATTACATGTCAACGCGGGGGGAGGCATTGCGGCCGACTGCCATTTTAATGGGGGCCCGTTTAAGTGGTCTGTGCAATACGACGGCGCACAAGTTCAGTTCCTTTATAACACCTCCACGGGGCAATTTTTTGCTACCTCTCCAAATATCGGTGTAACAACTAACGTTTGGTATTCCTTTGCTGTGGTGTCTAACAATGGTGCCGTAACCGTGTACATTAACGGAAGTGGCGGGTCTCCGGGCACCTTGACGGGAACGCCTAATGCTACGGCGGGAACCCTTTCTGTCGGTGCTGCGGCGGGCAGTGTGGGGGCCATTGCGGGGGAGATCGACGAATTTCGTTTAACCAATGGCGTGGCGCGATACACCGCCAACTATACCCCGGCGGGGCCTTTCGCCTCTTCCCCCGCTGTTTATAATCCGATCTCGCTTTACTATCCGGGGCGCGGGCAATACTGGCTTATTTTTGGGCCGCAAGCGTTTGTGCTGACGATTAATGGCGCAGGGCAAAAAACGTGGAGCCGCTATCTGTTCCCCGATACCATTACCGATTGGACATTGAATGCAGGAATTCTCTATTTGCGTACTGCCGGCAATCTTGTCTGGCAGTTTGATGCCAATACGATTGGCATTGACGACAGTAGTTCATTAACAACTGGCGCCAATACCCCCTTCAATGGGGTTGTCCAGTGGCCGTATTTGGATATGGGTTCGCTAGGGCTCAATAAAATGTTGGTCGGGGTAGACCTTGTAGGAGAGGGCAATTGCTCGATTCAGATTGCCCTCAATCAATCGGATAAATCAACATTCAATGATAACCCGAATTTTGCCGTATCGACCGGAGTAACGGCGCCTTATTTTGTAACGGTAGATGATACCGTGCCTGGGGAACCGCTTGCTATTCCTTGTAACGCGCCCAGCTATTCGCTCATTCTGACCTTTACGGGTAGCTCTAGCAGCCCTAATGCTTGGAGCTGGCAAGCGGCTAACATTTATCTTACGGACGCTCGCGGCGCGGGGGCTATGGGATGATTCAGGTCTACACCAATCCGTTGATGTTGGATTTTATCAAGGTCTGTATCGCCATGCCGCAAGACGAACGCGAGCAATTGGAAGCATTCACCGGGGAGCCATATACCGTCGATGGCGCAGCAGTGGGTAACTTCACCGTCGTGGGCCCTAAATGGGTGATCAAAGCCGATGACGAACCAATTGCGATTGGCGGTTTTGTGCTTCAGCGGCCGGGGGTTTGGCGAGACTTCATGCTGACGACACCGGACGCCTGGGGCAAGCACTGGTTCGCCGTGACGCGGATCGCACGCAAAGCAATGGACGCCATGTTCACCAGTGAACAAGCCCATCGGTTAGAGTGCATCGCCCCCGCGCAGCGATTGGCCTACCGCCCCTGCATTGAGAAGTGGTATCGTGTTCTAAACTATAAACGTGAAGCCACGCTCTGGAGATATTGTGCGGATGGTTCCGATGCCATCCTTTTTTCACGAGTGAGGAATTAGCGTGGGCACAGGAAATAGCGCAGCCAATGCGGCCAATGCGGCGAATCAGCAGCAACAGCAGCAGATTCAGCAATCGGTTGGGCAGATCAATAACGCGTTTAATTCGCCTGCCCGTCAAGCGCAATACGACGCCTATGGCGCAAATCTTGGCAAATACCTCACAGGGCAAGTCAATAATCAGGAAGCGGTCAACGCCCGCAATTTGAAGTTTGCGGGTGCCCGAAGCGGATTGACGGGTGGCTCGGCAGCGGTTGATTCCAATACGCAGCTCCAAAAAGACTACACGCAAGGGCTACTCCAAGCGTCGCAGCAAGCACAGAGCGGTAAAGCCGCACTTCAGCAGGCGGATATCAACGCCAAGAATCAAATGATCAGCTTGGCACAGCAGGGGAATTATACAGGGGCGATTCCGACGCAAGTCGCGCAGGCGCAGAGTGCCGCGCTCGGCAATGCACAGACTGCGTTTAACCCGGCGGCATTGGGGAATCTCTTCCAGAGTACGGGCAACATCTATCAGACTGAACAAACAGCGGCGGCTAACCGCAAGGCGCAACAGCAGCCGATTGGGAGTTTGTATGGCGGCAGCACGACGGGCGGCGCGAGTCCGTTTCAAGGGTAGCTATGGGCGGCAATAATTTCTTTTCCAAGATAGCGAGTGTCGATCCGATCGCACAAGCTCTGCATCTGCCGGGGTATAACGCTTATGCCAAGGCGCAAGCTAATGCGCATCTGCCAGGGTCTAACGGCCCTTATAGCGGCATTGCGCCGACGTTGGCGGGGGCTAATGCGGGCTACGCGCCTGGCGGCCCTGGGTCTAACCCCATGTGGCGTCAGCCGCAACCGTGGCATCAAGGCGGGTTGTTGGGCGCTCTGCAAGGGGGCGCCACGCAATTCGGCAATGTGATGGATGTGGGCGGTAATACCCCGCTGCTGCCGACGACTAACCCGCAATTCAAGGCGCCGAATCTGTCCAACGCAAGCCCCAGTCAGACAGGGCCTGTGGGCCAAGTCAATCCGTATTCGGCTGCTGCGCAGAAAGCAGGAGGGGGGCTCTATGGGTAGCGGTTTCTTCAAATCAAACAGCCCCAAGATTGGTGTTGCCGGGCAAGGGCTAGAAGCTCGCACCTTGGGGTCATCTGCTTATCAGGGGCGGGCGGCAGCGAGCGGCGCGCAGAAAGGGCTCACTCAAGCGATGGCGTTGAACAAATCGAAGTTCAAGCCGCAGAAAACCGATGGTGCTTATCCGAAAGGTCCTAAGCTATGAGCCTTCTTCCTAAGCTATGGCACGAACGGGTAGCATGTGGTACCGAGGAATTCTGGGTGCCGGCAGTGCTTGCGGCTGTCGGCACGGGCGCGCAGTACGTTAATCAGAGCAACGCCAATGCGCGGCAGAACGCCAGCGAAGTGCAGGCGATCCAGAACCAAAATCAGATTCGCGGTAATGCGAACGCTCAAATCAAAGCGCTCACGAGTCAAATTGGGCAGAACACGCCTGCACAAATTCAGGGGCAGGAGACGGGCGCTTTCGTCGATACGTTACGCAAGAACGCTGCGGGTAGTACCGAAGGCGGTCCGACCAACTTGAATCCGACGAATGGGGGGCAATCGGTATCCGCATTGGCTCCTGTGGCGGGCGGCAGTTCGCGATATGGCGCGGATAAGGCTACGTCGCAAAAATCCGTACAAGATTATGGGCAGACCAACGCAAGCGAATTGGGCGCGGTAGATGCAGCCGTGCGTCAGCGGCAGAATGAAGGGCTCGCGATGCAGACCTTGGGGACCAATCTTCAAGGGCTACAAGCGCAATCCTATACGCAGAACTTTGTGGATCAACTTCGCGCGCAAACCGCAGGACAGGCGAATCCGTGGGTTTCACTCTTCGCGGGGCTTGCCAAGAATGGAGCGAATGCTTATGCGACGAATGCGGGCGGAAGCTATACGGGGTGGACACCTAAAGTAGGTAGCTCTGCGCCTTCCGCTGAATTTACGAATACCGTCAACCCCAATTTGCCTTACGGATAAGCTATGCCTGACTCTCAAGCTCTTGGCGATTTACTGTCTGGCGTAGCCGGTGCTCCGGTGAATCGTCCTGCACTGAGCGCATTCGTCGCTAACTCGCAAGCGACTAATAGCTTGCGTTCTGCGCAGACGGAAGACGCCTTGATTAAGGCATCGCAGGCGCAGGAGCAAATGGCTGCGCATGGAAAAATAAAAGATGAACTGATGGCGGCAGGCGCTCCTGAATCGGAAGCGTCTCTGGCACGCGACTTTTTAGTGGGATCGAACAATGGTGATCCGGTCACCGCGTTGAAAGCGCTGAGCATGGCGAAGCTGGGGTATGGAACCGTCCAAAGTCAGACACAAGGGCAGCAGATGTTTGAGGGGAAGGAAGCGGGGCCTGTGGCTACCCCTGCTAACTTTCAGATGCCGCCCGGTTCGCTGCTGGCGAATGTACCTATTCAACAATCTCCGCAAGGTGCGGCGCAGACGGCAGAAACTAACGCCTTGGCGGGTTTGAATACGCATAGAGATGTAGCGCCGCAGGATTTCAAGAGTCAGGTGTTTGGCAATACCTCACCCGATGGGATTGCAGCTATAACCAAAGCGGTGCAAGAAGAGAGGCTTGATCCCACACGAGTCAATAGCCGCACAGCACCGATCCTCGCGCAAATGGAGCTAGCGAATCCCGGCACGAATTACAACCGGCTTCACGCGGATGCTACGCTTCAAAATAATCCGACGTTTCAGCAGCGGGCCAATGGCTTGGAAATTATGCCGGGTATTTTGCAACACGTAACGCAGCTTGGGAAAGCGCTCGATAGCGGTGCTGGCTATAGTGATTTGAGAACGGTTGGCAAGCTACAACAATTCATGAATGGCGAATTGAATGACCCTGCGTACGCGGAATATATGCCCGTGCGTAACGATGCGCTACTTCGATTGGCGTATTTGATGCGCGGACAAGGCGCTTCAGATATGGCGAATAAAACGGAGCAAGAAGCGTTTGCGCCCACGCTGGCGCCATATGCTCTTGATGCATGGCTGAAAGGTCAGCTATCGGTCCTTAAACCGATGATTGAGAAAAATAGTCGCATCGTGCATTTAGGCGAAGCAGGACAGGGAACGCAACCTTTGGCGGCACCCTCTGCTGGGGCACCTCCTGCTACACCAGGGTTGGGTGAAACCGTGCCCACTATGGGAGGCGGCGCTAGTGCAGCGCCGGTTCCGAGTGCTCCATCCTACCCCAGTGAGGCCGCAGCATTAGCGGCGGGCCATAAAATAGGCGACCGAGTGGTGATCAACGGTCAGACAGGAACTTTGAGATAATGGCATTCGTTCCTGACGCACCGACTAAGTTTGTACCGGACGCTCCGCCGCCTGATCCCGTGGGCGAAGCGAACGCTGCGGCTGCGCGAACAGAGCATGGCCCGGTGCAAGATGTGATTGATATGATTCGAGCGGCCCCATCGGGAATTATCCCCGCGCTCAAAGGTGTGGTATCGAGTCTTAACCCCCTTGAGAATGTGGCTAATCTCACCCGCGCCATTCATTCGGTCACGGCAGACCCCGACGCTGCGTTATCGGCGATCAAGAATGCGACGCCTCAACAAGTAGGCAAAAATGTTCTAGCACCCGCGTTAGTGGGAGCGGGGGTGAATGAACTGGGGGGCGCAGCAGCCGGGATGGCGGATACCGCCGCTGCGCGTGCTGCATCGGCGCCCCCTCTCGATATGCGAACGGGTGCGGATAATCCGATTGCGCGCAATGTTGCGGGCGAGTCGGCACAGCCCGCCGTAGCTGCACACAACCAAGCGATTGCGGAGCCTGCCTTAGGTGCGCAAGCCGGGGTGCCGCCGGGTACCCCTATCAACCCGCAGACTTTGGAGACAGCGCGCGAGGCGCCTAATTCGGTTTACCAGCGGGCTGAACAAGCTCTCCCCACAGGACCCTTAAGCCCCAATGCGGCGGGCATCGTCAATTCCGTGGGTGCTGATGACCTGGTGGTGCGTTCACCGAATGTCCAAGCGCAAATCGATGCGCAAAAAGAGCGATTGCTATCGGGTAACTTGACGGGCCCGCAAGTCGTGAACGCGCAGCGGACTCTGCGGTTCAATGGATTCAAAGGAGTGAACTCGCTCGATCCAGAACAGCAAGCGATCGGTAAAGCGCAATTGACGTTCTCTGATGCGCTCCATCAGCACATGCTCGATACGCTTCAAGAAAATGCCCCTGTGTCGGCGGATCAACTGAATGCTGCGCGCACCGCGTTGGCCCAAAATCATACGGTCGAAAATCTCATTTCGGCCGGCGGAAATCTTGACCTACAGAAGCTAGCCAAGCTGCACCGGGATAACCCCAAGCTCCTGACGGGCCCTATGGCGGACATTGCGCAATTTGCGAGCGATCATCCGGAAGTAACGTCCCTACCGTCTAATGCCGAACGGTTCAATCCGTCTGGTGTGGTGAAGGATATTGCAGCCGTCAACCCGCTAAAGCCGGTCACGTTCTCTCAACCCTTCTTTGGCGCGGCGGCGCGGAGCCGATTGACGGGGGGCGCCCCGCCCACCCCGCAGGTGCCCGTTACCGGACTTGGGGGCGAGTTTGGGCCGCTGGCGCCCCGCCAGCCGCCGCCCTTGGATCTTCGACCGCCGCCGGGGCAAGCATTCACCCCTCATCAACCGGAAGCAGCCACGGGCGCCCCGCAACGGGATTTCTTTGGCACGGGGGCTGACAATTTCACTGCGTCCCCTCCGACTGCCCCACCGGCTCCCGCCGCTGGGCCGCCTGGGCAGATCTCCTTGGCGGACCTACTATCACACGGGGTCGAGCAACCCCCGCCAGTGGGCCTCTCCGTTGGTCCTATGGGGGCTCCTGCACCGTCTGGCATTCCGTTTACCCGCGACGCCGCGCATACAGCGGGCGATCTCTCGCTAGGGGGTACCCCTTTCCGTGGGCAGCCGATGCCCATGAGCGACTTCGCGGGGGTCAAGAGTCAAGGGGTGCCAGAAGATATCATGACGCGTACCCAAAATAATGCGTCCGGGGAATCGGCTGCGAGCGTGGAGGCGATTAATCGGGGAAAGCGAGAGCAAGCATTAGGCCAAGATCGTTTCTTGGTAGATCCCGATGGAAAGATGTGGCCTGTTCGTGGGGTCGAAGCAGCCGATGCCAAAGCGCCTCCGGGGTCAATCATCATCCAGAAAGGGGTAGGGGGAACTCCCTATACGATTCTTGACCGAGGCGGTTTGCCGTCATCACACGCTAAAGGCTTGATGAATCGAGCGCTAGCGGGCGGCCGAGGATTATCGTTGGGTGATTTGTTGTGAAATATCAAACTCCCACGATCGGCGGTATTCGCAAGGTCATCCGGACAACGGATAACAATAATGCGATTCTGACAACCATCTCCGAGGCATTGGCGCAGCTCGCGGCGATCGTTTCGCAATTGCAAAATCCGCCCAATACGGGTGGGGGCAATATCGGAACCGGCGATGAGGCGTCCATTGCCTTGGGCCCAGGGCTGGCCGGGGGCGGTACTCTTGTCGGCAGTGTCCCTATTCGGTTGACAGCGCCTATCCCTGTTTTTTGGACGGAGGACGGGGCTGATGGTGATTCAGGGCCGCCAGGAGCTGCGGGCAAAGCAGGGGTAGCAGGCGCCACTGGGGGCACAGGGGCTCAAGGTCCTGCGACCTATCTATCTGCCGATGACGGTGCTGATGGCGATCCGGGGCCGCCTGGGGCCGTAGGGCCCATAGGTCCGACAGGAGCACAGGGGCCGCCGGGTACTGGAGCGCAAGGGCTATCAGGCGTTGCTACGTTTTTGGAAGCGGATCAAGGCGATGAAGGGGAGCGCGGACCGCCGGGGCCTGTGGGGCCCACCGGTACCCCTGGGGCTACGGGTACCACAGGTTCAGCAGGAGCCACGGGGCTGGCAGGCGTCGCTGTCTTTCTAGCATCTGATGACGGAGCAGATGGGGATATAGGGCCGCAAGGATTGCGCGGGCTGACGGGTATTCAGGGGACCACGGGTTCAACCGGGGCTATGGGGCTGCCAGGGCAGACCATGATTCCGGACGATTTAAGCGATGACCCCATCATTGTAGTGCCACCGGGCAGAGAGAATACCCCTAGCACGCCCAACCAATTTTGGCGCGGGGATCTTGCTTGGAGCAATATCATTGGAACCCCCGCGAATGGCTCTGCGTTGACTATATACGGTGCGGGATCGGCTATTAATACGGTACCCCTTACCATATACGCTACAGCGGCGGGCCCTCTCTCTCTTCTGTGTTCATCTAATTTAAATTCAGCTTCAGGATTCGGATTCGGCGGCACTACGTTTCAAATGGGCTGTTTTACGGGATTTCCGACATCGATAATAGCAGAAGGGCAGAATGCGCTAGTGCTAACTTCGCGAACTGCTACTTTCTCTAGCAGTGTAACGCTTAGCGGAAATATAGGTGCTGCGGTTGCCGGGAAAACCGATCTAGGCGTTACGACAACGACAACAGTTATCACCACAGCGGGCGGCATTGCAAT